GTCTTCCGTCTTTTTGTCGTTCTTAAACACCGAGCCATAACCCGGCTTAGGTACGTACTTATCCAATTGATCCCCTTATGGTTGTAGTTTTGATTCTTTAACCGCTTGCAGATACTCATCAGCCTGCATCATCTTCACCTTCTGGCTGGCTAAGGCTTCTGCCACCTGTTCCGTGGTAAACCCACGGCGTAGTAGCTGCAAGACAAAGCCATGTAGTAAATCCTCTACCGTCATGTATTCCCCTTAGTAGGTGTTGGCCCCCAAGTACCCCAATTCCTAGGATTGATTCTAGGTACTGTCCTAAAATCTATTGAGCTACTTTCCCGGTGGGAGCCAACGGTTAAAAGTATATCACGCAGAAATAGACTTGCAACTAGGAGATAAAAGGTTTAATCTTTGTGAACGGGGCCATTAACCCAGCCCTCGGGAATGTAGTGGATGACAGACCCGGATAAACGTGGCTAATCAGGTGGTACTTCTTTCTTGACGCAGGCGGATGCCAGAACGCTAGAGAATCGGGGCCAGACGCCTGAACGTAACAGTAGCCTAGATAAACGAGAATCCACAAGCCATAAGGCTTTTTACCTGTTTTTCTACGGGTGAGGTGTTCTATCGTCAGATGATACGTATGTGGTGTGTAACGCTACACAACAAACCAGTTTTTAACCAAAGGTTATAAAAAACCAGTTGTTAGACCGCTGATACGAAATACTGGGCAAAAATTTGCTTGTGGCCCCCACGTATATAGGGCCATGGGCGGGGGGGCAAAGGGTGGGTTCCCCCCATCGCAACACATAAAGCATACCCCCCCACCCGCTAACGCTCGCTTGCCCTTGTATAGCATGGCCTCTAGAGGGCTTGCAGGTAGGCTCTCACGGCCTTGGTATAGCTCGACGGGCGCAGGGTTCGCACGAACGCAGCGAAGGTGTCGGCGTGGGTAGCCCAATCAATCGAGGCGATGAGCTGGTCGCCTAGCAGGTCGGCCTCGCTCTTGCGCCGCTCTACCCCCATCTCCTGAGAGTACGCCTCAAACGGTTCCCGTGTAGTTATATCAACCGCTTGTTCTTGATTCGTTTCCTCTATCGACTTGCTTTTATCGATAGCTTTCTTCTTTCCTCTTGCCATATCTAGGTTCCTCTTATGTTCAATAGCTGGCGGGATGTCATCCGAGCTAGCGAGCGCCAGCGCCTCGCTTGCCGTAATCGCTTGGTCATATATGATTCGGTTCGTATCGCCTCGCTGTCCCCATATCCCGCCGGAGACTCGCTCGACATATCCCTTTTCCCTGAGCTTCTTAATATGCAAGCTGGCCGCTTGCTTAGTTATCCCCAGCTTTGCACCGATAGCTTGCTGTCCCGCCCATAAGAATCCCCCACGGTTCGCAAAGCTCGACAAGGCCGCTAAAACCCTGAATTGTCGATTAGTTAGTCTCTCATCCCCGATAGCTCTCGACGGAACCACGGCGAACCGGCTGGGCGGCGGCGGTTCCCTGAGCTTTAGCTTGGGCTTCTTAGGTAAATTGAATCCCGACATATCTACTCAAGATACGGGTTTTCCCTAGTATCCTCAAGTTGAACCATTTACGTTTGTTAGTATACTAAGCACCGTATCACTAACCATAAGGGGATTTCAATGACTGAACGGGAAATTGTAGAGCTTTACGATAACAATCCAAACATGACGTTAGGCCAGCTTTCAAGAATCACGGGGTTATCAATCCCCGATTTGAAGCTGATTCTTTTAACTTCAGATTAAGGGGCCGCCATGCTAGATATTCTTGCTTTGCTTGCTGGGCTAGGCGCAATCGTTTTCACCATGCGCCCATGGGATATTTAAGAATCGTTTAATAACATATAAGGGGGATTAAAGAATGATTGCAATTCACACTAAGTACATAAGCCCGACCAATCACCGAGGCGCACGAATTAAGGCTTACACCGCCGATTGTGGCGACCTAAAAGGGTTTAGCGTCACAATCCCGTATTCATACAAACATTCGCAGGAAACCTGCCATTTTCAGGCCGTAAAAGCTCTTGTTTTGAAATTCGGCCTTGCATGGGATTTGGAAAATATGCGATACGGCGACAGCGCCGACGGGCGGGGTTATTCGTTCTGTTTTAATCAATCAATCGTTACGGATTAGCCGTCGGCCTTTTATCCCTTGCTAAGCAGGGGATAACGGGGCGGGGGTTTCCCGTCATACTATAAGGGGATTAAAAATGTTAAACATTGACTTGAATCAAAAGGATTTGAAGGCCGTTTCGCACGCTATGGCCAAGAATGATATTCGCTATTATTTGAACGGCCTGCTAATCGAATCGAACGGGGCGGAAACCCGCCTAGTCGCTACCGACGGCCACCGTTTGCACATGGTTATCCAAGAAAACAATGCCCCAGCCATGCCCGCCGTTGAATTCATTATGCCCGCCGACATGGTTAAAAAGTGCATTTCAAGCAAAGCACCGAGGCAAGATAAAAACCCAAAGGTTCTCATTACCTACGACCAAGGGAAAATCTCGGCTAGATTGCCCGACGGTTCGGAGATTGTGCAATTCGCTACCGACGGGAAATTCCCAGACTATCGCCGGATAATCCCAGCCCATGATGGGGGAGCTCCCGAGCCGTGCATTTTTAACAATGACTACGTCGCCGACGCCGTTCGGGGATATTGTGATTATGCGGAAATCAAGGGTAAAACTCCCCCTTCGATTGGAATCCGCCCACGGGGTAACAATGCGGGCGTGCTATGCGCTGGGGATTTTCTAGCAGTCGTTATGCCGCTACGTGGCGACATATCCCCCATGCCCGCCCCTAAGTTTTCCCAGCCCCTACAATCCATTGAAAAGGCCGCATAATGACATATTGTTATTTATTGGATGACCCGACGTGGCCGCCGACATTGTGCGAAATACTCAATCACAATTGGGCGGAGAATCCCGAGATGGAATCACTAACCCTGAAGCCCGTAGAAAACCCCGTGCTTCGCTGGATAGTAAAGCCCGCCGAAGTATGGATTATCGCTTAATAGCTTGAAACAAGCCCCGGGCTAACCCCCCGGGGTTTTTTTGAACCTATTGGGTTAGTAAGCGCACACACAAGGGAAACAGACTAGAATGGCCGCTATGCCGACGATTAAAAAGGGTATATCTAACCATTCCCCCATGCTTTACAAGGCCGTGGTTACCGTTCTAATCGTTCCCGCTTGGGCTTGCTTATTCTTGCTGGGGGTTATCGGCGGGCTTGCATCATTCGTTCGCCGGAAATCGAAGTAAGCACTCACAAGAGGCCGTTCGGGGTCGTCATGGGCCTGCACCGCTAGAAACAAAATTGGAATTGGTTTTCAAACTCCATATTTTAGAGCTGCACCCTAGTCCATTTCGGTAGTGGTACGTCAAAGAAGGGCTCGTCATTAACATATTTGTTATCCACCTTCACGACAGGGGATTCCACGATAACGCTACCATGAGCCCACAATCCCTGCTTCATGTCGCTACGCAACACGAATAGTATCGTAGGAAAGAATCCAAAGAACTTAGCCTTGCGATACGGTACGTGTACAGTCTTAAAAGGAAAGCTATCCACCCAGTTGTGGCGGCGCTCAATCTCCACCGCACCCTTGTACATCCCGGTCTTGTCTATCACGTACAAGTCCACGTCGTACTTTGGGCCTTCCTCAGTCTTCAGTCCCCATGCCCGGGTTATGAATTCCTGCACCGCCTCACGTGATGGCGGGTCGTTGTCGTCGTGTAGCTGCTGGTCGAATGGCTTGCGGTTCACTTGCCCGCTTCCAGCCAGATGCCCACTTGGGCCACAGCGTAGCCCAAGAACATCAGCGCAAGATACGCCTTGCCGGTACGGTAGAGGTCAATGGCCACCACGATATATACAATCCCTATGATTCCTATCAGCCACGACGCCATTCGAGCCACCCCGCAAAGATAATAACGCCAAGCATACATAGTAGGAACCACGCTGCGCTTTGTGCGTTCAAATGTGCCACGCTGTTAATGTAGTCTTGTTTCATTAGTCGTCTACCCCCTGATTCATTCGTTTGTAAGACAGCCACCAATACTCAGACATATCGCAATTCTGATATGCTCCAAAGCAAGGTGTGCCAATGGTGTAATGCACAATCTGGGCGTTGTCATTGCCCGGGTACTCCATCGCCAGCCAGTTCCAAGTTAGCGGTAGCTCGCCAATCTCAGACTCGTTGAGCCAGCCAAACCGATGCAGGAACGAACCCTCTACCGCATCAATGGTTTGCTTATCCAAGCAGCGGTTAGCAATATGGGCGCAGTTCCAGAGAATCAGACTTGACCAGTTTTTTCTGGGGTAATTCTCGTTCTTATTTCCAAGATACTTGCGGGGGTGCTTGGTCTGGTAGTCGTGTTGGACGACTTGGACTGCGTATCTATCGTCACGCATTTCCCAGAGTCGGGCAATATCTTCACGGCAGACCATGTCCCCGTCTGCGAAGATGGCCCAATTACGGTAGCCCATGATACTTGGTACGAGAAATCTCGAATAGATGAAGTCATTTGACCCGCCTTTCCGTTCTACATTATGAGCCACCAACGGGGTGAACCGCACCGGCTCGCTGCAATTGTCGATCACCGACTGGCAAAACGTATGGTAGGCCACCGCTTCCCGCTGGTCAAAGCCAACCACAATGTCAATCATGGTGCAGTCTTACGTCATGGTCGTTCAGAGTCTCCCAGAATATGTCCATAAAGTGCTCTGCATCATGGGTTCCGGTGTACTTCATCTCGTTCCTAAAGGCACTAGATAGCGCCTCAAGAGCGTGCTTAAACTTCCTACCTTGCACCGCACAATCGTACTCATACTGGTCATCTGGTAGGTTGAATATCAGCTTTGCCTTCATCGTCTTCCCCTTCTTTTAATTCGTAAGCCCAAAATGTAAACCCGCACTTAGTGCATATCCGATAGGTCGAGATAAGCAGCGGAGTAGTCTTGATTACTTTTGTGATTCCTGCTTCTGTTGGAGCTTCGCATTTCGAGCAGTCCATATCCGCATCATTTCTTCGTGGAGCTTGAGGTAGGCTTCTTGCCCACGGATTTCCCTGATTTGCTCGAGGTACTGGCGCCTAGTGTTCTTGGTCTTCTTCTTTTTGAAGACCCAACAGGCTTCGCCGTAGAGGAAATACTCTGCGGAATAATTGCCAAGGGTTCGGCCATCTTCCGTGGTGATGAGTCTAGCCCCAGTATGGATTTGATTGCACGCAAAACAGACCAGTCTTTCATCTTTATTCTCCTTAGTCCCATTTGGGAAGTTTAATTGCGTATCGTTGGAATGAGTCACAAGTTTTACCCGATGTTGGCTTGTCGTAAAACCCGCACCACAAAAACGTGTACGGCCCAGAGCTGTGGTAACACTCTACACAATGCCTTGTTTTTTTGTCACGCACAACTGGCATATCCACCTTTGCCTCTGGTTGTTGTTCGTCACCTTCCATACACCCCCCTTCGCCACTTGGCTGTGTTGACAATTGCTACACCACCGCTTGCCCGTTATCGATTCCACTACCTGAGTCATGTTCTTGAGATTTTTGTTCGTTATTGACATCTATTGATTCCCTAATTGCAAACACCAAAGTATCTAGCGGTACAACCGCACGCCAAGGTTGACCGTTCTGGCGGAATACCACAATAGGTACTTCCCCTACCCCACAGGTCGCCTCTACCTGACGCACCCAGTCCATCACAGATAGGCGCTCATGCCGCTTGACCTCAATCTTATACTTGCCTACCTGTATGTCATCCCCACCATCCCGGGCCTGCCCTAGCTTGCGCTTGACCACAAATCCAAGCTGGTCAGTTAGTAACTGGGCTAGTTCGTTCTCCCCACGGGCGCCCTTTTGACGCCTTCCACGGCCTTTCACTTCGGCCCCAGCAGTTTGTCCAGCCGGGTTGTAACATCCGAATAGCGGGGCTGTAAGAAGGCTATGATGGCCTCATCTACAAGACTGGCCCGACTGCGGCGTTGGTCTTCGGCAGCCCGGTCTAACAGCTCTCGGGTGTACGGTCGGAGCCGGACTATGAATGTGTTGTACTTTCGCAGCGGTTGCATACCATCTCCTATAAGGGTAATCCATTATATCATCGAGATTGCATTGAGCAATACAGTTGTGGTACATTGAGCTCTCGATAAATCTTAACTACCGTTTCAGGAGATTAAGTCATGCAGAAGATAGTTGCGTATTACCGTGTATCCACAGAGCGCCAAGGCCGCAGCGGATTAGGGCTAGAGGCGCAGATGCAGGCCATCAAGAATATCCCAGATACGATGGTGCTGTACTCATTCGTTGAGGTTGAGTCTGGCGCAGACGATGAGCGCCCAGAGCTGGCCCAAGCCATCAATTACGCTCAGCGCCACAAGTTGCCGCTTGCCGTGGCCAAGCTAGACCGGCTATCAAGGGACGCAGAGTTTTTGCTACGGGTTCGCAAGATGGGCATCAAGATAATCATTGCCGATATGCAGAACCACAGCACCCTTGAGTACAACATACGGGCAGTCATTGCCCAAGAAGAACGGGAAAAAATTTCAATCAGAACAAAGGAAGCGTTAGCCGCAGCCAAGGCACGAGGGGTAAAACTTGGCAACCCACGTCTGGCAGATTCGGCAGGCAAGGGCAGGCAGACGTTAGCTCGTAGGGCTTCTGACTACGCCAAGAAGATTGGCGTCGTAGTCAAAGACCTTGAGGCACAGGGCATCAAGTCGCTCAACGGCGTAGGTCGTGGGCTAGAAGCAAGGGGGATTCTGACGCCCCGGGGGTGTAAGAACTGGTCGGATATGCAAGTCTCACGTTTATTAAAAAGGGTAAGAAATGACAAACCTGAAGCTAGTCAAAAGCAAGCCGCCTAGCAACGTGGCTCAGCAGATGAGCCTGTTGACTGGTAAACCGTACGTTCTAGCCGAGCGTACAGACGTTGTACGTACATTCAAACAACACGGATGGGTTCCACCATCACAGAAAGGGGAAAAGAAATGAAGGGATACGGAAAGGTAACGCCCGATACTATGCTGTCGTGCAGCAGACTGGCTGCCGTGGCGGGTAGGTCTAGGTATTCAACACCAAACGACGAGCTACGCAAGACCATCGACGCCTTGCAGTTGGTAGAGCCGGAGCCATTTGAGTCCGAGGCTGCCGACTGGGGGAACCGGCTTGAGCAGATAGTTCTACGGGAAGCTGCGCTGCGGCTGGGAATAGAGAAGTTAAACCTAGACCACCCCAAGCCATACTTCCATTCCTCATGGCAGCTATGCGGTAGCCTAGACGGTAACGCAATGGGTACGGGTCACTTTATCAAGCATGACCCAGCCAACGGCATCTTTGTGGTGTCAGGCAAAGGGGAGATCAAGCTCGATGGCGTCGGGGTAATGGAAGCTAAGGTAGCTGGTTGTAGCCCAGAAGATACGCTGCCCTTGTATCGTGGGCCGTTACAGCTCCAAGGCCAGATGTCTATTCTTGATGCCAAGTGGGGATGTGTGGCGGTGCTCTATCAGGGGATTGCAATGCGGATATTCTTGTTTGAGCCGCACGAAGAAAGCCTAATGTTCATTGAGCATCTATGCCATGACTTCCAGCGTCGGGTTGACCATTGGAAAAAGACCAACGAAATCCTTTGGTATGAGCCACAGCACACCGACGATGCGGCTAAGTGCTGGCCAGTAGCAGACGATGGGGATGAGCCAATCGTCCTGCAAAACGAGGCTGTTACTTGGGCTTCCGAGGTTATAGAAGCCAAAAAAATTATCAAGGAAAAAGAGGAAATCATTGAGAACCGTCAGACCAAACTGATGGCCCTCATGCAGGGTAAATCAAAAGCCGTGGCTGGTTCGTACAAGGTGTCGTGGCCAATGCGCCACTACAAAGCCCAAGAGCAAAGGATTATCCCGGCACGTGATGCCTACTCTATCCGTCAATCTTCTGTCTCAGTAAAGGAATAACCATGAGCAACGTAACCGTACAACCGCAGGTGCTAGACCCTGCTATCCAAGAATCAATTGTCCTCAAGGGCGACTTGTCTGGCTTGAGCCCTATGCAAAAGAAGGACTACTACCTGTATCGCTGCCAGCAGGTAGGGCTTGACCCGGCTGCTAAGCCATTCGACTTACTGACCCTGAACGGCAAGCAAGTCTTGTATGCCAACGCTAGTGCGACGCAGCAATTGTCTAGCGTTCATAAGCTATCAACTCAGATAACCCACCGTGAGAACGTGGGCGACATCTACATTGTGTCTTGCAGGGTAACGGGTTCCGATGGCCGGGTTTCCGAGAACCAAGGCGCAGTCAACATTGGCGGGCTGAAGGGAGACCATCTTGCCAACGCCGTACTCAAGTGTACGACCAAGGCTATCCGCCGTTCGGTGCTGGCTCACGTCGGCTTGGGTATGCTAGACGAGACAGAGGTTGAGACAATCTCTGAGGCACGCAAGGTCAACAATCCGCTAGATGAATTGCCAAAGCCACCGGGTGCGTTCGGCAGCGCAATCAGTAACGTCGTGGCCAGCGCAGTCCAGCAAGCCAAGAAGGACGACGTGGTTGAGGCAGTCGAGATACCAGTAGGAACTGTATACACACTAACCCTACCCAACGGAGAGGCAACAGACCATCCTACCTACGACGCATGGGAGTCAGCCTACGTGGGAATGATTGAGAAGATTGCCAAGGCAGGCAAGGCTCCGGTTCAGAAACGATTGGATAGCATTGACCAACTAAAGCAATGCAACCTTGAGGTTATTGAACAGCTAACTTTAGAGATGAGAATGGTTCTCAATACCAAGGTAGCCAAGTGGTTAGCGCCACTACGGGAATCAGCTCAGGTATAAATCCCGTTCGTGTTTGCGGCGTTTGACAAGGCCGGGGAGCTCTTTGCCCCCGGCTTTTGTCCATGCCATGAAGCCTTCTGCTGCGCCATCAAAGTCACCACGGTTATGCTTCATGCGAATAGTAGAACGTTGTAGATTACCTAGTCCGACGTTGAAGCTGAAGGAGACCAGAGCATCGAAGCGGCCTTGGGTAAGTCCTTCTGGACATAGTCTAAGTACGCCTCGCTCAAACGTAGCGAGGTCTTTTGCAAGTATGTCATCGACTTCAGCCATTGACAAAACTCTATCCCACCCATCAGGGATACTAAGTCCTTTGCGTTCATCAAACTTTACCCTTATGTGATTAGGATCGATAACATGACCAACACCAACAGTCCACAGTAAAGCAGGACAGCGGTAGGGACGAAGTCGTACCCCCTCGTCTTTTTTGATTCCTTCGATTGCATCCTTACTAACCTTCACTTCTTAGCCCAGCCCCTAGAGCCGAACCAGAATCCAATGATGCCGCCCAACATGGCCATCTCATCGCTTGAGAAGATAAGCTCGGCCACCTTCTCAACGTCGCCCACCGACGCTACTAGGTGCGGCATGGTAAAGATGTTCCAAGCCAGCCATGCGTTGATTGCCACCAGCTCAAGAACGAAGATGTAGGTCACGGTCGGGCGCACCGTGCCAACGTAGTTGACTACCCAAGTAGACGCACGCTCCATTACCTTCTTGTCGTGGTCGAGCGCAGCGTTCTGCATCTGGGCCTCGGTCTGCATAGCAATCTGGTCAGTCCGAATCTCCTCTACCTTTTGCTGGGCAATAAACCCACGCTCTGCCAATGCCAGCTCACGCTCAGTTTGAATCTGGGCTAGCTTTAACTCTTGCTCTTTGTCAGATTTATCTTGGAAAAAATCTAAGAGACGAGGTAGGCCAGAGATAAGTAGACCACCGAGGGTAGAGATAAGAGATAACATTACAGGTGTCCTTTGAATATGTAATAGGTTGTAACAATAATTAGGGATGCCACGAAGCACATGACCTTGAGCTCACGCAGCTTCTTTAGGTCACGCCCATACTCATCACGGCCATCTTTGACTTCCTTCATCTGGCGTTCTTTGATGGCTTGGATGTCCTTCCACTCATACTCAGCCTTCTCTTTTCCGTAGCGCTCAACGAGCTGCTGGAACAGGTCGTCTTCTGCCTCTTTAATCTCTTTCAATCTGCGCCACTCCGCAAAGGCTGTGAGGATTGTGGTATCACCCTTGATTACACGCTGTTTCTTTTGAAACTGTTGCTTGGCCTGAAGCTCGGCAACACCAAGCTTCTGAATGTCAGTAACCACCGACTCAATCTCTTTACCAGCAGCGATTGCACTCTTGATGCTCTGCGCTGCGCCCTTAGCCGATGATACTAAGTCACTCATGTCAAACCCTTTGGCCCCTGAAATAGGCAACGCCATCAAGCACTTCGCACAACTCTGGCGGCAGCAGTTTGCCGTTCTCAAATGTGAGCACTACAAACCCAGAGCACCAGTTGACTGGGTTCATCTCGGTGTAGGTAAACTGATCTCCGTATGGTTCGGCCAGCGTCCCGGCGTCTACCCCCCAGCGACGCCCGTCATAATCTGAAAAGGGGGTCGTTTTGAGCTGGTGTAAATGCCCGGTTATGATTGACCTGCCAGATTTGAGCGCATTATTCCACGTACTATGCACGCCGTTATGATAGCGATGCTTGATAACAACAGAGTCGTTAATGTCTATACGCCAGCCGGTATGCCAGCCCGGGAAGTACGCAAACAAATCGCTAAACTCTGATAGCTCCGGTGCGTTCTGAGCAATGTAGTTAAAGAGGCGCACGTCATGGTTGCCATACGTCCACAGTTTAGTAGCGTTCTTAGATGCGTTAGCAATCTCATGCAGCCGGTCTTGGCAGGCTTCGATTTCCTGCTTTGGTGTTGGCGGGTTAGTCTTCATCAAAGCGGCATGGCGGCTAATTCTAGCCCCATCAAAAACGTCACCATTGAGCACGGTAGTTTTAGGCTTAAACTCAGTTAGCAATTTGACAAATGCTTTGTGGGCTATGGTTGATTCTTCTGGCCAGTAGTGGCAATCGCTGGCGATGAATACATGGCCATTGTCTACCTTGTGCTCTATCACCCTGCGATTCTCTGGTATGAATGTATTGCGCTGGCTATCTTGTGGCGCTAAGTACGCTGGTAGAGAGATGCCATACTGCATTTGAATCTTGGCCTTGCGTTGGGCTAGAGCCCGGACAGACAAACCAACGTGCTCGGCAGCAATCTTCGTACTGCCAAACCGTTTCATCGAACTAATGATTTCCTCGTCAGATACTTTTTTTAGCGCCACGACTTTTCCCCGTAAGTTTAACTTCGTCGATGGGCTCATGGGAACTTGTGTCGTACATACAAGAAATAGCGACCGCCTCACGTGGAGATGCCCCCATGTGCATTGCCGCTATTGCAAAGTTAGCACCAGTACCTATGGCCCAAAAGTCGTTCTTAATTCTGGCAGGTATGATGGTACTTTCGTAAATATAAATGCCATCATGTCTGAGTTCAAGAACGGTCACGTCAATGTCAGAATCTAAATCACCACCTGATTCCATTGCCTGATAAAACTTTAGAATCTTATCCCAGTCTCCGCAAGCACCATAGACACAATCCTTGCCACGTCGCAACTTCTCAACTAGGTAGAAAGAATCGTCGCCGCTAACCATACTATCTGCGGCGATTTCTCCCGTAGAAAATTTTGCGGCTACCGTTGTCACTTAATCACTAGGCTCAACAGTAAAACAATAATGAACCCAGCAGAGCCAATCAGGATTTGCTCTAGCCGTTTTAGCCTAGAGTTAATCCCAAGATAGCGTTCGGCACAGACAGCCTCGTGTGTGTCAAGTTGGCTTTTGACTTCAACGATGCTTGCCATTACGCAACCTCAGACTCGGTTTCTACCCAAGACGTTGTGGCCTCATCCCATGAATACTTCTTGCCGTCATTGGGCATCGGTGTCGGAGCTTGCCATTGGCAGGTGAGCTCGTTTAACACCCAGCTGGCAAACGGTTTAGGCGGCACAAACGCATTGAGTCCAGCGTTGTAGGTATATCCAATACCAGCGTAGTTCTTACGGACGTTACCGTTGTAAGAAGTCTTAAGCCAGTTGCCACCAAACAAACGCTGGCAGAAAGCCACGCCAATGGATTCAACTTCTGTCCCATCAGGGGTTGAGGTGTCTTTGTTGTCAACTACGATAACCCGTAGCACGACATTGTTGCTATCGATTTCAGCGAAATGCGCCATCTAATTCTCCTAGTTGAAGTCCTGTTAAATCTACTTCCTCACCCACGTTGCCGACAGGGAAGGTGTTAAACG